TTCGGCATCATTAAGAACAACTTCTGCTGCATTTGCCGCAATCTCAATAACATTTAACGCAACCTGTGCTGTATTTGCTGCGGCTTCATCGGCTAAAGCTGCACCGGCTCTGATCAGCGTAATATCGCTGTCCTGAGCAAAGGGTCTGAACTCTACGTTCGCGTGACCGGAATAAATTGCTGTTACGATACCAACTGCAACAAAGTCTGTTGCATCTTCAGAGTCGTAAAGAGAACCAACTACTGCTGCTGTATTCGGGTCGAACCATATTTTAGCTCCGACTACAAATGTCTGTCCTGCGAACACCTGATCGGTGCGAATAGTTCGCATTGAATCGATGTTAACAATGGCAAATGCACCATTAATAACATCCTCGACGTTTAAGACTTCACCGAAATATCCGTTGAAGTATACGAGCTCGTACTGCTCAAGACTTCTTGCAAGAGTGTTTTCCAACACAACGCGAAGATCGTCCAGAGTTCGAGCATAGAAATCGTGGTTTCTAAGATTCTGGGTTGTCCAAGCCATATGCTATGCCTCCATTACATTGCTGTCTTTCAATGGAGTGACAGTATTTGGGTTAGCATTAATGCTAGAAGCAATTCCGCTCTGAGCTTTTAAAATAACCTTAAGAGTTTTGATTCTTTCGATTTCAGCGTTAACTTCTTCGACGGAACCGGTCTCAAGTTTAAAAAATTCAGTAGCAGCTTCGCAAACACCTTCATCTTCAAAAGCAGCTTTAAGCTTGTTCTCTTTGAGAGTAGAGAACGTCTCTTTTTCTGTCTGTTCAATGCGCTCAACATAATTGGTAATATTACCAATCTTTGCTTCGGCATCTCTTAACCTTGTCAAGTCTTGCTGGTCTTTGGTTGTCAAAATAACAATATCCAGGCCGCTGGCTATAGTAGGAGCATCCAGACGGCCAAGGTCTACTTGGTTTTTGAGCCTTGTCAGCATTTCTTCTACGGTAAGGTCTTTTTCCATACCATTGTCTCCTTGGCTTATATTTTCACCGGCAACGCCGGTTGATTTGAAATTTTTACCTACGATGCTCGCATGTGACCCTGTCATGTCGTGCTCCACAATTGCATTCGTTTGGTTTTTTACTGATTCTATTGCATATCTTGTTGGTTCTCCTTCTTCGTCAAACTCAATCCTATGCCTTTGAATGTCGCCTGTTGACGTTGATAATATATTAGCTTTCATTTCTCTCAGAGTCTGCGCTACTAGTGCTCTAGAATCTTCTGTAGCACCAGGAAGAATATAATTTAAGAGTTGGAGTTGTTCATCTTTAACTCTTGCCCCAAGCATATAACCACCTGCAACAGCTCTAAAAGCTTGCTTCGACCAATCTGAATCTTCATGGCCCCTCAAGAATAAAGGTCCTGGGTGGGCGTTAACAGCATCAGCATAGCTCTTGGCCCATTGTTCAGTTAAAACAATCTTATCCCAAGTCGTTGTTGGGAAGTTCTCTCCAAGATCGACAACCGACACAAATAATGCGGGAGCATCATCATCTGCCGGTTTTAAAGAGTTATAGGCCTCAATGTTACCAATAGGAATCTCAGAAGGGGCTATCTTATTCGTAACACCAGTCTTAAAATAACATTTCGTACTTGTTGTTTCGTATGCCGTTCTAGCCATTTTCTTTACCATTATCTACCTCTGTATCTTTCCCTGGGTCGTCTTTACCATCTGCGGCTGGGTCGTCCTCAGCATCATCATCATTCGCCCCGGTATTAGCTATTGTTTCTTTAACTGGAGTCACTTTCTTTGTCCTCTCAGCCGTAACATCAACAGAATCGGTTATCTGCTTATCGTGCTTTTCAAATTTATCTTCAAGAACAAGCAGCTTATATTTCTTAAGCGTATTGAATATTTCTTCATCGCCCATCATAAAACCTTGTTTAAGTTTAAACAAAGCGTTAGACATTATGTTTAAAGAATCTGCTTTCTCTTTCGTAGAAGCAAAATCAGGGTCTGGCCATTCAAGTTCAAACTCACGGTTTAGGTTTGAGAAGGTTGCAAAACCATATATCTTAAAGGCTAATTTAAGCACAGTGTCCCAGTTCTTTTTAAACTGGTTCTGATTACGTTCTACTCTATGTTTCCAAATAGGTCGCTGTTCAACTGCAGCTGCAAGGTTCGTACCAAGATTGGCACCAAAGATAATTTCTGGAGTCTGAGAACCTTCGATCAAGTTTATAAAAGCAATCTCTGACAATTTAGCATAATCACCGGTTGCTTTATTAGACTCTATATACTCAACATTCTCGTTTTCTTTATTAATAAAAAGGTCTCTATCTTGCATTGACAATTTAGCTTGGCCGGCTTTGATTAAATCCCATGTTCCAGAACCAAAGTTATTATCAATCCATACTCCCGGCATGCTTGTTGTAACCTTGGTTTTAGGTCTACCGTCTCTCTTCTGAGTGATACCAGCGTCTAAAGTCATGTCGTGATAGAATTTTAATATAGGTTCAATGTTCTCTAACTCTGAGTGGCCTTTAAGTTCAAAAGGTTCTTTATCATTAGAGAAATGTATAATAGGCAGAACCTTAAAAGGATTAGGGAAGATATTAGAAGATGTTGGGTTACCTTCAATAATAATACTCTTTGTTATAGTCTCAGCCGTTACAGCTATCTGTATATCGGCAATAGCATTCTTATCTTTTGGTGTAGAATAAACAACTCTTTCTTTTAATAGATAACCTATAACCTTCTTCGTAATAGGGTCAATCCAGGTCTCTGTAACAACTTCTGGTGGGATAACAACAAATTCAACATTATCATCCTGCCATTGAGGCCACACATAGCAATCAGCATCTCTGACAGCCATTCTATGTACATTTCTATAAGGAACTTCAAACTCATCATAGACGGCCTTAAGCTTCTTATTCTCTGTAATAAATCTTGGTATGCCTGTGAAAGCAACAAGATTATCAATTATTGGTTTAGTTAATTGGCCGGCTAAAGCATATTTATTGTCTCTGTTTCGATAGATATTTCTTGTTAGAGTCGTGTTCAGGGTCTTGGCATTGTTTAAAGCATAAGAAGGCGTAGTTTCTGTGCCAAGAGAATTATGCATTGTTTCTCTTACAGAGTTAGTCGAGCCAGTTAAATCAACACCGTATAATCTCTCATACAGATTATCTAATGAGGCAAATAGGCGTTTACCTATGAAACCAGGTTCTACGCCTATTACTCTATATGCTTTATCTAATGAGTTGAATATGCTTTTAACTCTGAATCCAGGTTCTTTACTCATTTACCGCTGGTTCCTGTTTTTTCTTCTCTTCGTTTCTTGTATAATTAAAATAAAGCTTCATCACCTTATCCCGTCTTGTTTCTAGTTTCCCGTCTCTCGGGCTATAGTCGTTGAAGTCGTACTTTGCAGCAAATTCGGTCCAACTCAACGCCAGAACATCTTTGTTGTTAACAAACTTAAGATCGAGCTTCTGCCACATCATTCTGTTCTTAGCGCCTTCTTTGGCTGCATTAAGAACTGTATTTCGTACACCTTTCTGCTGTCTCCAAACTGGTTTGCTCAATTCTCTCAAGTCTTTCGGTACATTCTTTAGATGCTCTGATGGTAAGTCCTTAACACCGTTCTTCTTAATAAACTTGGCCAGTTCTAAACGGTAGACATCTTGCTTATCAAGTCTACTTTCTAAAATTATGAGTTCCAGATCAAATGCTTCCTTGTATGTAACTGCCATTACAGACCCCCTATGTTTGCAAAAGCTTCGGCTGTACCTGCTTCAAACTCAGGTGCAATCATTATCATACCGCCAGAGGCCGCATCAACCATATCGTCATGGCCATGTTGCGTTCCATCGGTAACCCCAGAGGCTTCTTTCATGAAGGCCTCTCTCCAGTCGCCTCTTACCAAATGTACATTGCCGTACTTCGCTTGAGCAGCTAAAGGCTTCCAATATGTGAGCTTCGACGTCCTCTTCGGCTTAGCTTGAACATCGTACCCTATCAATCTTCTGACGTAGTAACTGGCTTCAAACTTCCCCGCCTGCCCAGGGTCTTGCTCTATCATAATCGTAACTTCCGGCCCATCATTAGCGGCCGTCTGCCTTATCACTTTCTCAACATCGCCCGGTTCCCACCGCCCATGAACAATATCTAGTATGTAGATACGATCTTGTTTATCAATAGCAACCAGGGCTCCGGCTGTATAATCAGGGTCTGGGTTCACATCACTTGGTAATGATGAAGCCCTGTCCCAGTATCTAACAATTCTTTTAATTTCCCATTCTTTTGGCGGAAAATCAACAAGTTCCCAGTAGTACCGTTTGAACATCTCACCAGCTTGCGGTCTAGCAAACCAGTTCCCGTCTCTCAGTCTCTTCTGCTCATAATCCATCATAGCTGACAAATTAGAAAGATAACTAGGGTTCTGTTCCAACATAATCTTGTTATCAGTTGCCTTGCCCGGAATGAAAGTTATACTCTTAGGGTGTAAGTGCTCAGGGTCCTTGTCCTTCCTCGATAGAGCTACAATGTAGCCTTCCTTAGGATACTGAGCTGCGATCTTCAACTGCAACCCTTCTCTACTACTGGCCCAAACAATCTTACTCCCCATTCTGATCATCCAACGTATCTTGCCGGCCCTCTCTGGTATCGGGAACCCTGCTAAATATTGGTGGTCCTCGTCAAGATCATCTTCTTGGTATATCCACCAAGCTAAGAAATATCTTAACCATGAATCAGGGTCGGGGTTACAGGACGCCCGGACATATGCGTCTACGCCTGACGATGTTCTGTTTCTTGACAACATATAAAAGAATTGTGTGTTTGAAAAGTGTTGGAGCTCATCAAACATTATTAATGCTATCTGACTTCCATCCCAGTCCCTCTTATTCTTTTCATGCTGCATGTGGCTGAACGTAATCGTCATTCCGTCTCGGAACGTCCAATGTAACTTCGGTGACTTTAAATCCTTCGCTGGAAATTGTGAATACAGATCATACGAGGTGTCCCACAAGCCTCCTTCTGCGGTTACTTGGTTGGACTCCCTTCTAAAACAAACCGAACCAAACTTCGGATTGTCCCAATACCTTAGTGGCTCCATCAACAAGGCATATGACTTCCCCGCGCCCGCTGCCCCACCATAGATTGCTACATCAGCAGGTGTTGATAAAAACATCTCCTGAGGACCTGCCTGTGGCCGAATGTCCATGGCCTACGCCTTAACAACTAAGACGCCCGTTAACCTTATACTACGCCCCCTGGTTGCCAAGGCTCCAGACGGCCTACGCATCGTCGTCGTCCCTGCCATTCGACGGAAGATAAATGTTCACAGTCGAAATCTCTTCCTGGCTCTTCGCCCTATGGTTCTCGTCGAACCGCTCGGGATAAACAATCTTGCCGTATAACTCCAGCGCCCTCAGCCTTGTCGACGCCGACGGCACCATGTCCGGGTCAAACATGGCCTTCAGATCATCTATCAACCTGCCCTTGGCCTCAGCCAGGGCGTAACTAAGCCTTTCTTGAAACCCGCGGTCTTTACCAAGTTCTTCGCGTAACTCTTCGTCAATGTTGTTGGAGGTATAGGCCAGGTCTATATCAAATGTGCGCTTGTATATCTGATAGATTTTTTCTTTTATCACAGAGATGCTTTCACTGGCGTTGTTTCTAACAGACATTTTTCCTCCAAAAAATATAATAATCCCTTAAAATTCTATTATATCTGATTCTTTTTAAAAAATCAATATATATTTTAATAAAAACTCATCTTAGTTGATAATATCTTAGACGTTCTGTATTGAATTAGAGAGTTGGCGTGGGATAAAATATAGGGGGCATTGTTTGGGATTGACCAATTATTGGGATGCTGACTTATCTGTTGAGGTTTGAGCGTTGATAAAGGTCAATCGAACACCGAACGGGGTTGGGGGTTATTGTACACCGAGCGGGGTCTACCAAATATTGAGCGGGGTCCACCGAGCGGGGTCTACCAAATATTGAGCGTTGTCCACCAATAAAGGTCAACCAATAAAGGTCAACCGAGCAGGGACACTGGGTATGGTTTCTGGTTGTAATCGGCGGGAGTTAGGTGTAATATAGTATATATTATATTGAGATGGAATGTCGATAAAACATGGCCGGCCGATGCCGACTCCAGATTAAGATTAGACACATTCTCAAACTCACTTTCTATGATTTGATGAAATTTCAGAGAGATGAAAAATTTTTTGAAATTTGAGAGGAAATTTCTTTCCTCTCATAGAAGAGATTTATTCAAAAATTGATTCGATTAATTTTCGAAAATTCTCTATCAGGTGTAAGAGATTTTCTCTTGAATGATAATCATGGGAAAGAAAGATATTCTTTTCTCTCTCAATCATTATTTTTAAATCTTCCATTAATCCTACTAGATAAAAATTTACAAGCAGATCAATTGAGTCTTTCTTCTCATTACATTCCAATTCTTCCATGAATCCTAGGGGAGAAAAAATATCCTCTAAAATCTTTGTAAATTTTGCATTAATTTCTTTATATTCCATTCTCTTATCCTTTTAATAGAGAGAGGAAAAAATTTTCCTCTCTCAGAATCCTTTATAGAATTTTCATTTCCTTAGGAATCCAATTGGTATATCCCTTTGGGATCTCAGATCCTTTTCCGATTAAAGAATATTCTTTTTTCTCTGAATCATAATTGATCCAAATAAAAGAATTTGAATCTTTCCTTGATAATTGCGATTTGATGAAGGATAACATTCCCGGGAATCCAATAGAATAATTTTCATAAATGAAAGATCCTTTTACTGATTTTCCTAATAAGAATAATTCTCTTAATTTCTCATTTACATTTGATCCTGATTGCCGTATCCCTGTCTTCCCGATAATCTTCATAAGATCAATCTGAATCTCTTGCTCAATTGAATAGAAAGATGAATCTTTCTCTGATATCCAATTCCTTAATCTTCCTTTCATTAAATTCCAATTTTCTTTTAAAATTTCGTAACCCATAATTTTTCTCCTATAAATTTTTATTTGAATTCCCGATCAATTCCTTTTTTGATCTTAATTCATTATAATCGATTCGAGTAATTTTTTCAAGATAGATGAGTTACGATTAATTAATTATTTTTCTTAAATTTAAAAAGAAATTTAAAAAGAAATTTAAATAAAAATTTATCGACAGAAAAATTTATCAACAGAAAATTTATCAACAGAAAATTTATCGACAGAAAAATTTATCGACAGAAAAATTTATCGACAGAAAAATTTATCGACAGAAAAATTTATCGATAGAAAAATTTATCGATAGAAAAATATCGATAGAAAAATATCGATAGAAAAATATTGATAGAAAAATATCGATAGAAAAATATCGATAGAAAAATATCGATAGAAAAATATCGATAGAA